TGAACAGAAGAGAAGAGAATATGAGCAGTCTATGCAACAGCAACAAATAAAGGCTCAGTCAGATGAGGCAGATAAAGCCAGACAAAGAGAGAGAGAGAAATTTGAAGAAGAAAAAGAACTTATTGTTCTTAAAGAAGAAGAAAGGAGAAAAACTGAAATTGTTAAAGATGGTTTACTTGGTGCTTCATTTAATCCAGACCAGGATAAAGATAAAGATGGTGTAAATGATTTTATTGAAATTGCAAAAAATGGTCTTGATGCTGATATAAAACAAAGCAAATCTCAATTAGAGAGAGAGAAATTTGAACACCAAAAGGAGGTTGATAAAGAAAAACTTAAACAATCTGGGGAGAAAGTCAAGAATGATAAAGCTAAAATAAAAGCTGCACAAATCAAAAATATAACTAAAAAATAAAATCGCTATTACACATAAATTCTATAATTTTAATTTTAAACTTGAATTTTGTTAATATTAAATCTTAAATTTGTACCAAATGAGTAAAGAAATGAGTAATGCTACAGAGAGTTTAACAAGTCTTGAAGATTTTCAAGGTTGGGATGACATTTCAGAAGATGGGGATTTCTTCAGTGAAATAGAAAAGGAAACTAAAAAGAAAAGTACTGAAACAGAAGAAGTAATAGAAGAGGTCATTAAAGATGAAGAAACTGAAGAAAAAACTGGAAAACCAGAGGAGAGGAAAGAGTCTCCTGAAGAGGATTTATTTAGTAACGAAGAAAATGAGGAATTCATATCAAATGAGAATATTGAGATAGATGAAGAGGAAGAGTCTCAAGATTCTGTGAACCCCAGTATGGCAACAGTTAACTTTTTAAAAGAAAAGGGGTTTATTGATTATGAACTTGAAGAGGGTCAGGAGTTAACCGAGGAAATGGCAGAGGAGTTGATAGAAGATAAATTTGATGATGCTATTGATAAAAGAATGGAAGAACTATTTAAAGATGTACCAGATGTTGTAAAACAGATTAATAAATATGCAATAAATGGTGGAGATGTAAGTCAGTTTTTTGATACTCTTACGAAAGCTGGTGCTTCAGAGATTACAGAGAATCTTGATCTTACTGATAAAAGTAATCAAGAATTAGTGGTCAGAGAAATGCTAAGAGCTGAAGATAATGATGAAGAGTATATCTCAACACAACTTGAATTCTTAGAAGATTCTGGGAAACTTGAAATGTTTGCAGAAAAGAAATTTAATAAATGGAAAGATGCTAGAGTAAAAGAGCAAGATAGACTTGTTAAACAACAAGAACAAGAAGTTAGAGCACAAAGAGAAGCACTAAGAAGGTCAAAACAAGAAATGTCTTCTTTTATGGAGAAAAATGAAAGTGTAGGTGAATTAAAATTCACCAAAGATGATAAGAAGGCATTACCTTCTTACATGAACGATAAAAATGTTAAATTACAGAATGGTGCTACTATAAGTCAATTACAGAAGGAACTATTCTACGATTTACCACAGAATAGAGAAGCATTTTTGCAACTCGCAACTTTAATGAAGAATAGAAATAAAGATGGGACTTTCAATTTTGAAAGTATCATAAAAAATACAGAGACAAAGGTAGTAAAGAAAGTAAAAGAGAATGTAAGACGAAGTAAACAGAGTGTTCCTACAAAGTCAAAAGCAAAAAGACAGAATTCAAAAAGAAGTCTAGCTGACTTCTTTAATCAATCTAATCATTAAACTTATTAAATTATGGCACAAACAATTAACAAATTGCAAGTTAGGAAAGCCAAGTTTGACTCAACTAGAATGACAGACTTAAATCATTGGAGTAAAAACTTGGCATTAAAACCTACTGTTTTTGAAGCACCACACAGAGCGTTGTTTGCTTCAAAAACCAACAGTATCAATTTATCTAGTGGAAATATCCTTGAGGGTATCTTCGGTTTGGGTAAAACTCGATATGTAGATGACCTCAATTGGTCATGGAAAATGANAGTAAAAGGTTANAGACCTATTACTATTTTAGAAAATAGAACTTTCTGGTTCTACTCCTGGCAAATACAGACAGAAAATCAAGGTATTGGTTGATGTTGACTTAGCAGCTATTGGAGAAAGTTGGTCTCCAGGTTCATCTGATAAATCTCAGGTAGTTACTGTTGTAGATAAAGTAAAGGAAGGTAGAGGTTATCTTTATAGTTTACAAACCTATACAGAAGGTCCTGAACACTTTATTGACCCAACTTACCTTAGCCCAGGTACAAAATGGACTAGAATGTTTACAATGAGAGGGGAAGCTGCTGAAAGTGGTGGACATACTGAAGCATATACAAATGTGGAATATAAAAACTCTCTTGTAAAACTTAGAAAAGAGTATAAAGTTACCGATTATGGTGCACAAGCTGTACTTGACATTGCATTTATGGATGATAGAGGCAAGGTTTACAGAAGCTGGATGGACTTAGAGGAAGCTGAATATCACATGGCTATGAATAAAGAACTTGCAACTCATGCTATGTATTCAAGATTAGGAGATCAACCTTTGATTGATCCTGATAGTGGTTATCCAATTCTTCCTGGTGCAGGTCTTCAACAACAAATTGAATTTGGTGGAAATGTTGAAAGATTTACTACTATGACTGCTGAATTAGTTGAGGCATTTTTTGATAAAATTGTTTACTCAAGAATTAGCCCAGGAGACTTGGGGGAAGTTATTGGTTTCTCAGGACACTATGGAATGAAAGAATTTGCAAAAGCTCTTGATGTTTGGTCTGGTGGAAAATCTATCATCAGACAGGATTCTACATTCTTTAAGAAAGATCCAAAGGGTGTACATAATAACTCTTTAAGAACAGGTTATCAGTTTACTTCTTATGACTTACCTAATGGTGGTAGTTTTACACTTGTTCATAATCCACTAAATGATGATAAATCTATTCATAGAGATATTGATCCGTTAAACGGTTATCCTTTGGAATCCCAAAGAGTCACTATTTTAGATGTAACTGGTGGTAATGGACAATCTATCAATTCAAGGGATAATATCAGACTTGTCAGAAAGAACAAAGTTTATGGTACTACTATTATTGAAGGTAGATATGGTCCTGGTGGAGTTCTTTCCAAAAATCCGAAACACTCTGGAGATTATTATAGAGTAGATATTTCAGATAGTGTTGGAGTACAGATCACAGACCCCACTGTAACAGGAGAATTGATTAAAACAACTAATTAGTAAAATAAACATTTATTATGGTAAGTAAAGATTTGAAAATAGAAATTAGACCAATCCCAAATAGACAGGGTATTAAAAAGTTCTCAGACAATCTTGAATATTTTTCTCAGGCTCATACAATTGCTCCTTTTGTTAATCCTACCTCATTAAAATATGAGGTGGGACTTAACGAAGAAGATTTAGAGTATTTGAAGAGTAAGAATTGTCCTTATGAATTAGAGAATAATTACCAAAGAGGTGCAGCACACCCATTCTGGGAAAGTCCAACAGTAAAGGTAGAATTGAAAAATGGTCCGATCTTTTTGTTCCCTGGTAAGAGTATTACAGATTTCATCAAATGGAAATATTTATTAGTGAATAGTTATATTTATAAATCTGAAGAAGAAATGGAATCTGGTGCTAAACCACAGGCAACACATTATATCTATAATGAGAGTGAAGAAACCTCTTTAAAAGCTGCTGAACTTGAAAAAAGAAACAGCTTGATTAGAAAGGTTGGAAAACTTTCATTAAAGAGAAAGAGAGATATTGTTCTTATTATTGAAAATGAGAGCACTGAAAATAAAAACGAAGACTATCTTACTGTTAAGTTTGACCAAATTATGAATAATGAAGATAAGAGAATACATCTTAGCCAACTGTTAAATGAAAGTGCTGAGGNNATATCTCTGTCAGCAGAAATAAAGTCAGCTATACAGAAGAATGTATTAAGAAAAACAAAGAAGGGTATCTTCTACTTTGAAACTAATTTAGGTTTTACTGAAGAGGATGTAAAAGAGTTTTTAGGTAAATCAGATAATCAAGAAATATATCTTAATATCAAATACAAAAATTAATTAATTATAGAAAAGTACATTATCAGATAACAAGCAGCTTTTCAATGTAAAAGCTATTGCAGCAGCAGGTTTGACACCTACTGCTATCCCTGATGGACAATTTGGAATTGTTGACGTATCCTCAAATCAAACAGTTGTCCCAGCAAATTTTGCTGCTCTTCCAGATGAATTTAGAATTATATCTAAGTTGAATGGGAGAGTCTATTACAGTTTTGATACTATTGTTAAATCAACAATGAGTAATAAGCTTGCAAAAGCATATCAAACTGAACAAATTAATAAGTGGATTGCTACTATTACAGATTGTAACTGTATCAATGGTTTCCAATTGATAGTAAATATGGATGAACAATCATTACTTCAAAGAGATGGGTTAACCTGGACACACAGAGACTTTGTTGTTGATGTTGCTCCAGAAGAATTGCTCTGTCTTTGTAGTTGTGATGGGAAACACCCAGTCTATGAAAACAATGTTATCACAAATGCATTGGTGAATAAAGTTAACTCCTTAAATTCTGCCTTCTATGAAGCAGAAGCATCTTTGGATGTCTCTGGGTTGACAACTTATGCAGACTTAGCAGCTCTTAATACTGCTGTACCAAGTCCAACTCAAGGTGATTTAGCAATAATCACTGGTACAGGTACAGTAATGTATGATGGTTCTGCGTGGGTGACAGTTGCAACCGTAGCTGGGATATTCTCAGATTTAGCTACCTTTATTGCAATCAATAAGACAGTTAATACGGATGCAGTTACTACTAATGATGGACCTAATGTTCAATTTATTCTTAAAGGCAAAGTACAACCTGCTGGTCTTTATAGAGATCTTGAAGTTAATTATGTCTATCCAAGAGGAGTAGCATTACATCCTGTTATTCAACTGAATGGAAGTACAGGTATCACATTCACTGAAACTCAGGCATTACGGTATGAAATAGGTGCTGGTTATGACATGAGAGCAGAGGAATTTGAATGCATGTCTTTGTATTCTAATCTGAATTTCTACCCTCAATTGAGTGATGGTATTGCAAGTCCTGATTTGGTATATCAATTTGAAAACAGTACTAACTATAATACAGTTAGTTTTGAATTTAGCTCAAGAAAGAGTGGCTTAGAGGATGTACCTGAAGGTCATTACAAACAATTTGCTGTGATGCTGGCAGCTAGTGATTCTGGAGTATATACTAGTTTAAGTGCTATTTTTTACACCGTAAGAATCTTAGCTAAAATATGACTATTAAGGAAATGCATTATGACTTCAAGAAGAAGCTCAATAAGGTAGACAGTCAACAGTATAAGAATTTACTTGTACCAGAAATTGATTGGACACTAAATGAGGCTCAGGAGTTGTTTGTAAAAATGGTTGCAAAGCCAAGAACAAAGTCGTATACAGGATTTGAGCTTAATCAAAGGACAATAGATGACATTAGAACACTGGTTAAAGATAACCAGTGTTTTAGTGTTACTGGTAATACTGTTGCTTTACCATCAGATTACTGGAATCTTGTCAAAGCAAAATGTAAAAAATGAACAAAAGGTACTTAGTACAGGAGTAGTAGCAGAGTTCCATGTTAGGCAGCATGATGATGAATTTGAAAATAGTCCTTTTGATAAATCTTCTTTTGAGTGGAGAACAGTAAATGGAGTATTCTACGAAGGTGGGATAAAACTATATGATGATGGTACATTTACTAATACTGACCTCTGTATAAGTTATATCAGAAGACCAAATTATATGCATAATGCTGAAGATTTTAGAGGTGGTGGTTATACGCTACCTTCAGGTGTTATCTTAGCAAATACTGCGAATTGTGAACTCCCAGAACATACTCATAGAGAAATTGTAGACATTGCTGTCCTTATAGCGACTGGTGAAATACAATCACCAGATTATCAGATCAAGTTACAGAAACTTGGTTTTAGCAATATGAAATAAATTTAAAGTGGAATCAAAAAATTCCACTTTTATTTATTATATTTGTAACTAATTAAAAATCCTACAATAAGAAATGATTAATATCAACACACTACAATTAAATGCTACCTATGATGCTATTGATGTAAATATTACTACAACTACTGGAAACCTTTTTACAAAAGTATTATTTTGGACTGCTGACACATTTAAAGACACATCAAAAGCAGTTGATTTAAGTACTTTATTAGCAGGGACTTCTGAA